TTATAAATAATATGATAAAAATAAAGAGAAAAAAATATAAAATGATAATACATGGAATGTTTGATAAAAGTTATAAAGATAAAATAATGAATCAAATAAATACTGATAATATAGAGATATATATAAATAATAAAGATAATGATTTATATATGAATATAAAGGAAAAGATGGATATAATAACAATCCGAGGAGATATATTAGGATTAGATATAAGATTAGAGAGATATAAAGATTATTGTAATAAATATATAATAATATATAAATATAAGGATAATGAAGAAGAAATGAAGAATTTTTTAGAGAAATATAAAAGTATATTATATATATATATAGAGAAGGAAGAAATAATAGTGATAAAAAAGAGGGATTATATGATACCTATTTTTTGATTTAAAAAGGATAGATTATTAATAGAGAGAATAAAGTGTTGATGAATTAAATCTATAGTTTGAGAAAGAGAAAGGAAATTAATAGAGATAGATAAAATATCTAAAATATGAATTGGATTAGAGTCTTGAATAAAATTACAATAGGAAATAATATCATTTGGAATAATAATATTATGATAATTTTTTTTAATCCAAAAGGGAGTATTTAAAATTTTAAGATAATCATTACAAGAGATTGGATCTTTAATAGATAAACTGATTAAATGAGAATGAATAGAACACATACCAAAATCCCAAGGAACAAAAAGAAAGCCTTCATTTTTAATATAATATTTAGTATCATTATATTGATAGATCCAACCACCACCTTTAGAGATTTTAAAGACTAAAATATTACTCCAATGTAAATCATTATGAATAATACCGGAATAAAATTGTAAAGACAAAAGACCAAAAAAAATTTGAGCAAAACAACTTTTCCATTCATCAAGAGTTCTATTAAAAGAACACCAATATTTTAAATCATAGTCAGCTTTTTCATTAATTAAAAGTAAATGAGGATCTAAACAATTAGTAATATTTAAAAGAGGTAAAAATTGAGAATTAGAGAGAGAGATACAAGAATTATGAAAAATATGAGAGAAAGAAAGAGGTAAATGAATAGTTAAATGATTTAATAATAAAAGTTTACACCATCGTAAAGCAAAAATTTCCATCCATAATTTAGAAAGAGAGAATTTATTTAAATGATATTTATGTTTATTATCTAAATATAATTGTAAATCAAATAAATTCATGGGTATCATTTTTAAAGAAAAAATAAATTTATGTAAAGATTTAAAATAACCAAATCCTATTTTACCTTGAGTGGAGTTATTTTTAATACATTTAGTGATATGAATAGAAGATAAGATATTAGAATGATAATGAAAATCTAATAAATCTTGATAAAAAATAATTTTTGCATGAGTAGAAATCATAGTAGTAGTAATTTTATGATTGGAATAATAAATTTAAATAATTTTATTTAAAAAATAAATAAAAATTTAAATAATGTAATTATTATAAATAGAGATTATGAGATAAAGATTTTTTATTATAATATTTGTTATATTCATTAATATATGTATCAATGTTATTAAGAACATTACCGTTAGGATAAAGAGAGAAAAATAATTTTTGAATATGAGAAACGGTCATTTCTTTATTTTTAATTCTATCATAAATTAATTCAGCGTCATTAATTTCGTTAGGATAAAATTTTGATAACATTATTTGAATTTGTTCTAAATTAACAAAAGAAAATTCTAAAATATAATCAATACGTCCTGGTCTTTTTAAAGCATCATCTAATTTCATGAAAAAATTAGTAGTTAAAAAAGTGACTAAAGAGTCAGTGGTAGATAAACCATCTAAAATATTTAAAAGACCACTAAAAGAAATATTACCATTGATATCATCTCTATTTTGTAATAGACAATCAATATCTTCAAGAATAAGAATTGAATTTTTAGGAATCCATTTGATAGCATTTGCAACGTCCAAGTCTTTAGTATTTTGATTAAAACGAATAATACACATATTGCGTTGAATTTCCGAAGCAATCGTTTGAATAAGACTTGTTTTACCACTACCAGGAGGACCATATAAACAATAAGTTTTATGATAGGGAACACCAAATTGTTGATATAAATCTTTAGTTTCTTTAGATAAGAAATGATTAATATCATTTAATAAATTTTGGGATTGATTTTTAGGAAGATAGATGGTTGAAATATTTCTTCTTGGAATATCTTGAAATCTTTCCCAATAATCTGAATAATGATAAATATGTATAAAATTTTCATTACAATCGTTATGAAAAATATTATTATAATGTTCAAAACAAGATTTCATAAATGAATCAAATATAATAGAATTATCTATTTTTAATTCTAAATGAAATACATATTCAAAAACATCTTTATCAATATAAGGATATAATTTATTAGAATCAGAAATATGAGTAAATAATTCAATAGTATTATTATTAAAAATAAATTGATAAGGACCTTTAAAAGGATGAATCATATAAATGGGACCTTTATAATCTTCAATAAGAGAAGAAGAGAAAATTCTTTTTTTATTATCAATAAAAGAGTAAATTAATAAATTCTCATGATTAGGGATAAGAGAATAAACAAATATTAAAATTTTTAAAATAATAGGATATTGATTATTAGAAAAAAAATAATTCATACACTTTCTTTTATTAAGAAAAAAATTAGAATGTTTTTTATAAATAATTTTTAATAATTATTTATAAATAAAATAAAAAAAATGTTGGAATTAAATATTTTTCAAATTATTTTATTATTAATTATATTAGGATTTGTAATTACATTATATATACAATCACCTAAATAATTTAACAACAACAATCTAATTTATTATAACATGAATTTTCATAAACATCAATTTTAATAAAAGGGAAATTACCAGTAAAAGTAGGAGCAAAAATTTCTACTATACCTTGAGTCGGATTATCAAAAATCATTTTAAATTTTCCTCCATTATCAAAATCCATATAAACAATATTATTAATGGAATAAGCAGCTCCTGGAATGGGTTCATTACAAACATCCGAAAAACAAATACTATAGGAAACAAAAAAAGAATTTGGAACAAGAGAAGGTTTACCAAAAAAAATTTTTAAAAGATTACTAAAAGAGTTATTATAACATGTAGGGAATAAAACTTGAAATACAGAAATACAATCCATTTTTTTATTAATTTAAAAAAGTTTATCCTTTGAATTTAAATAATATAAAAAAAATTAAATGGAAGAAAATTTTAATGATTTATTAGATCAATATAATAAATTAAATAAATCATCATTAAATAATAAAAATGAGATATATAAAAATCCAATAAACTCTGAATATATAAAGAAATATGGAATATATATAATTTTATTTATATGGATTGGTATAATAATAATATGTTTACAACCATATTATTTATATAAATTAGATGAAAATACAAATAAATATAAATTTAGATATAAAAGATTTTTTTTAATTTGGATAATAATATATGTATTATCAATAATAATTTATTTATTAAATGAAAAATATATTTTAAGATAATATTTTTAAATGAAATATATTTTAATTATAATAATAAAATATGAATAATATAGATAAAATTTTTTATATACCAAAGAGAGATTTGTTATTAATTGATAATGATTATGAATTAATTCATAATCAATGTGAGAAAACAAATATATTAAATAAATTAAAAAAAAATAGAGATAGAGAATTACCGATAGATACACATTTTGAAGATTTTTGTGTAATTATTTATTATATAGATATAAATAAAATAAGAGTAAAAATATATAGAATAGATGATTATAAATTAAATAAAAATACATGGACACAAAATTTAAAATTAAAGATTGATGATGAGATTATAGATATAGGAAATCATTTAGATGAAAATAATATATTTGATAAAATAATTATATTAAATAAAATTATAGTAAGACCATTAATCAAATATTTAGACTTAGATATACCAAAAAGAATTATACAAACTAGTTTTAAACTATCTGATAATGAGTATATAAAAAAATCAATGAATATAATGATAGATATGAATCCTGATTTTGAATATTATTTTTTTAATGACGAATCAATTATAGATTTTTATAATCAATATTATCCGGAATATATTGATTTTCATTTATCTTTACGGTCTGGAACTTTTCAAGCGGATTTATTTAGATATTGTGTAATATATAAATTTGGAGGATATTATTTAGATTATAAATTATTTTGTAAATATCCATTTTCTAAAATGAAATGTTTAAAAAATAATATTAATTTATGTATAGATTGGAATAATAATAATGATAATTATACAATTAAATCTTTATATAATGCAATTATATTTGCAAAATCTGAATCAATTATATTAAAAAAAGCAATAGAATTATCAATAGATAATATAAAAAATAAAAGATATAATAATGGATATTTTGATATTACTGGACCGGATATATTATATAAATCATTTATATTAAATAAAATAAAATATTTAAATCATTTACCTTTTAAACATAAAGTATATCATCCATGGAATAGGATACAAAATTGTATAATAGTAGATCGATTTACAAATAATATATTAATTAATAAACCGTTTGATATTAGAGAAACTCAGACTGGATATTATATGGAATTATATGATCAAAGAAAATTATATAATAATATAATTGAAATAAATAATATTAAAATTTTAATACCTGAATATATACATTTTGAAAAAAAATCAGATGATTATTTTTATTTTGATTTGAAAAATCAATCCAATATTATAATAAATATATTTAAAGATAATAAAATAATAAAAAGAAAAATAGAAAAGAATGATCCTTATTTATATTATAATCAATTAATTTCTTTAATATAAAAATCATTAGGATGAGGAATTTTATAATAAGTTATTTTATGATTTACTTTTAATGATACAAGAGTATAATAAATAACATTATTATTTTTAAATACAAGAGTAGGATAAAATAACCATATTAAAATGAATGGATGAAATGTGGGTATTCTAATTTCTATAGGAATCAATACATCTTTTTCATTATGACTCCAATTAATGATTTTAGAATGTAAATTAGAACTGTCTACACCATGACATTTAATAAAAATACTGGAATCTTCAAATATATAATTTAAATCAGGAGAAGGTTTTGAAATTAAAAATAAAATCCAATGTACAAAATTCCAAATTACTCTTGGAATACTATGTTGTAAGATAGCATCTATAATATTAATAGAATTAGATAAAAGAAATGCATTTGGAACTAATTTACTAATTTGAGGATTATAATATTCTTTTAAAGAAATAGTTTCACTTCTAATTAATTTAAAATTTTTAGTTTGAATAGATTTAAAAAAGAAAGAAATAGGTTCTATTAATTTAAAAGTATTATTAAAATCTTTAGTTAGACCAGTAAAATGATCAAAATTATTATTAATAACAAAATATTTAGTATCATCTAATTTTTGAATACTTACAAACAGATCATCAATAGATTTTGTTAATGGTAATCTATTATCTTTATCTGCTAAAATAGTTAGAGTAGGAACTTTAATATCTGCTAAATGAATTCTTGGATAAAACATTTTACCTCTTTCATTAAAATGACTATTAATTAATACTATACCTTTTATTTTTTCAGGATATTTTTTGGCATCTAATAATGCATTATATCCGCCCATTGAATGTCCAATTAATATAGTATTATTTGTTTCGCCATATTTTAATATAGAAGAAGATGTTTTAAAAGGAAATGGATTTTTAACGATATGAATACTATCTTCATTAGTAATAGGTAATGATTTAAGAAAATAAGAATATAATTCAGGTTTAATATTAGATCCTGGATAAAATAATATTTGAAAACAACTAAATAAATTAAATTTCATATTTAAATATACTATATATATATTTAAATATATTATTTTTTATAAAAATAATAAATTAAAATAATATTTATGAGAAAAAAAAAGAAATAAAATATGAGTGCTGGAGGTTTATCATATGACTGTTTATCAACAAGTCGTAAAGTAACATTACCAAGTGTAGAAATGTGGAATACAAATATGAATATATTAGGAGATCCAATAAAATCTATTCATACAAGAAAAATAGATAAAGTAGGAGATACTCAAAGTATTTTATTAAGTCAAGAAAATAGTGGCGATAGAATAGCGGAAATGATTAATGTATATGCACGAGGAGTAAATCCAATGGTTAGTGTATCTTATGATAATCATACTGGTAAAAATGCATCCAAATTACCGTTAAGACCTGAAGTATTTAGACCTCCAATTATTAGACAAGAACAATTAATGCCTTTATCAAGACAACCAAGAGAATGGTTTTATGCATTAACGAATCCAAGATTACCGGAAATACAAAATCAAATGAGTTGTAATGAATTAAAATCATCCATTTCGGATAGAAAAAATACAAATGAAGCATTAACTAATTTAAAATATCATGAATTAGATAATGTTGATAATATTAAACCTGTAAAAATAAAAGATGAATTATTAAATAATGAAAATAGAAATGATGTAACATTAATTTCATCTATAAATCCATATGGATTAGAACAATTTGGGGAAAAAAAATTATATAAAACTCCTTTAATATCTAAAATTGATACAAATATTTCTAAAATTTTAAAAGGAGATGAAATTTCATCAAGAGAATCAAAATTAGTAAAAGAAAATAAATTATTATATTCAGCATTTTCTAATTGTTCTAAAATGAATAATGGAACTATTATTCCATCTAATTTACAACATAAATCTATTATTGAAACTTGTGATATGTTACGTCCAATTGCAGTTACAAATGAAAAAAATAAGAATATGGAGTTTTATAGACCTGATTCCATATTAAAATTTACAAAAGATATTAATCAATTTAACATTCAATCTTCCATGAATGATGATAAATATATTCATTTTGATTCTGAAAAGAAATTAAATAAAGAAATTAATCAAATTGAAATTCAATCTTCTATTAATGATGATAAATATATTCATTTTGATTCTGATAAAAAATTAAATAAAGAACTTTTAAAAACATCTTGTGAATCTGCTATTAGTGATATAAATAATATATTTTTAAATAATAATGAAGAAATAAATAAAGGAATATATAAAGATTCAAAATTTGGAACAATGATATATTCAACTGAATCAAATCCAAATGCATCTATAGTATTAGAAGAAAAATATCCTCATTTTGCTATTAAAGAAATATTAAATAAAGATAATATTATAGTTAGACCAACATCAACACAAATATGGAAATCATTAGATAATCCAACAAAAGAAATGGATTCTAAATTAAAAGTATTAGATATTGAAACACAAAAAACAAGTCAACCAAGATATGATAGATTAGAAATGAATGGTAAAAAAGGTGTTAAAGAAAATATACCAATTATATCTCATTCTAGTGGTATTTATAGAAAAGATTTATCTATAAAATATATAAATGAAAAACCAATTGGAAAAATAAATGAAAAAACTCCTATATCTATTACTACTAATATGAAAAAAGAAGAAAAAAATAATGAATATATTAATATACCAAATCAAACGAGAAGAACTTTATTAATTGAAAATTTAAATACAAGTAATATACCTGAAATGGAATATAAAATAATGGATGATTATATGATTCAATCTAGAGAATCAAGATCTCAAATAAATGAAAATAAATCAAATTCATCTTTTGAACAAATTGGAAATTATATACCTAAATTTAATTATATAGATCAATCAACAGAAATGCCAATTACAAATGATTTTTTAAATGTAAAGAAAAAAGCTATTGATGAATATAAAAATAGATATCAAAATGATATACCTATATTTTAATTTAAAAATAAAATTTAAACAAAAGGATCTTTATAATTTTCATTATATCGATGTTTATGAAATTTCCAAAAATCTATATTTCCTAATTTAAAATCGGATGGAATTCGTTCTGCTTTATACCAAAATAAACAATCTTCTAATTTATTAGAAGTGGTTGCATTATGGATATATAGTGCAGTATAATCATCTGTAATTTGATCTAAAATAGTGCAAAATAGAGGAAAATCAGGTACTATACCAGCATAATTTTCCCATAATGATTTTCTATTTCTCATATTTGATTCCCTTAATATAAAAACTCCATCTACATTTGTTCTAATAACTGGTTTAATATCCATACAATATTGTAAAGATAAAATAAATAACATTTTCCAATGACGTCCATTTTTATATAATCCTTGAAATAATGGTTTATTAAATAATTTAGGATCATCTGTACAATCATCTAATAATAAAATAGCCCATGGATTTTCTAAATGTTTTTTTGCAATTTTTTGTCTTACAATGAAATCCTCTACTTTTTTTTCATCTAATTTATTATATACAAAAGAGGATGGCACTATTTTTTTATAATGTCCATTACTATCTTCAGTACCTGACATTATGAAAGCTACTGGAAATATATGTCTTTTTTGATATAATAATGAAGTAATTAAAGTTGTATTATGAGTAACAGTACCATCTTTTAAACAAAAACGTCCATTATCTGTTATACAAAATCCAAAATATTCATCTACACCTATACATTCTATTTCTATTTCTGATAATATATTTGAATTATATTTATATCCAAAAAATTTATTTTTTAATATTTTTTCATTAATTATATAATCAGATACTGTTATTTCTAATATTGATTTTTCATTTAATTTTAAACATAATATATGATCTCCATTTGTAATATAATTCATACCATTTGATTGACTGATTTTATATAAAATATCCATTCCATTTGTAATAGATAAAACAGTTCTTGATTTATAATCATCACCCATTAATAAATCTCCTTTTTGTATATCTTGTGATAATTTTGTTTCTAAATTATATAATAATATTGGAATATTTTTACCTAAACATTTACCAGTACCTGGTTTTCCTATTACTACTATTTTTGATCCTCCTTGATCAGAATTATCCATATTCATTACATTTGGATTAATTAAATTAATATTTAATTCTTTAATATGAATATTCATTTATTTTTTTTTATATAATTTTTTGTTTAAATTTTTTATAAAAATATTAATTATTTAAAAATGTATAATAATAAAACTAAAAATTAAATGAACTCTATAAAAGCAATTTCTATACAACCTTCTCTTAAAGATAGTTCCTGTTCTACACATGGTTCTTCTTTAAATAATTCTTGGAAATTAGAAAAAATTTATGATGGAAATAAATTTAAATATAATATTCATTCTGAATCTTCTTTTAAAGATTTAAAAAATGAATCTAATCATTTATCCTCTTTTTTAGATAATAATCATGTTAATGATACTACTAAAAATGATTTAAAAAATACAAATGATTTAAAGAATGAAATTAAAAATGATTTAAAGACTGAACTTGTTAATGATTTAAATACTGAAATTAAAAATGATTTAAAGACTGAACTTGTTAATGATTTAAAGACTGAAATTGTTAATGATTTAAAGAATGAAATTAAAAATGATTTAAAGACTGAACTTGTTAATGATTTAAAGACTGAAATTAAAAATGATTTAAAGACTGAACTTGTTAATGATTTAAAGACTGAAATTAAAAATGATTTAAAGACTGAACTTGTTAATGATTTAAAGAATGAAATAAATAGTGAAATTAGAAATAAAATTACAAATATATATGAGAGAACGATAGAGATGGAATGGAAAGATACTGATTTATATTTTTTAGGATTTAGATCAATTCCATATAAAAATAATAATGAATTATTTAATTTATTCCATGGTCATTTTATTCCTAATAATAATAGTATAATAAATTATATATCATTTACAATATTACATATGGGAATTTTATGTATAAATGATATAACATTTAAATTATGGCATCGTTCAATCACAGATAATTATATAAATTGTATATCTGAACATAATATTATACTTGATAAAAATAATATAAATCGTAATATAAATATAAGATTAAATAAATATATTGAATCAGGTCATTTATTTTTTACAATATCAATAAATAATCATTATATAAAATGGAATAGATTATGTATATCATATTCGATGGGTATATTATCGGATATAGAAATAGATAAAAAGGATATAGATATAACCTTTGAATTACCAAAAGAAATTGAAAATGAATCAAAAAATAATAATGAAAATAAATTAGGTTTAAAAGAAATACCAATTTTTACAAAAAAGAATGATATATTTGAAAATATTAATTCAAAACAAAATAATATAGTAGTAAATAATAGTAATAATAAAATATCTAATAATAATAATAATCCATTTGAAGAATTAGTTAAATCTACTAATAATAATAAAAATCGATCAAGTAGTAATAGTAGTTCTAAAACAATAAAAAGAGGACCATCACCAGTGATAGAATATAGTAATACAGAAAATAGAGAAATGAATTATTTATTACATTTTTTAAAAAATCAATCATCATAATAAAATAATTAATAATAATAAAAAATTTTATATAAATAATAAAAAAATAAATGTCAAAAGATTTGATACAAGAATCATCTCTATTTAATAAAAATGATTTTACTAAATATTTTAATTCATTACAATTAGATGAAACAAATAAAAAATCAAAAAAGGATATAAAATTAGAAGATGAAAAATATATATTCTATTTTAATCCTCAAACTAGAAATATTCCGGTTATGGAATTTAAAAATAAAACAATTGCAAAAAATATAATCCATGATGATGAAGATGATTATGATAATGTGCCTTATTATATGCAACATGTAAATAAATATTTATATCCTTATTTTAGTAATCAACAATCATATATACCATATATTGATGATCAATTAGATCATAGAGCCCCATTTGGTACGAATGGTTATGAAGGTAATTCAACTCTTTTTTCTTTAAATAATTATTAAGGAAAAGAAGTGGTAGTGACGGTAGAAGGAGGATTAATTTTATCTACAACTTGAGAAAATTGATTACCCATATTATTATAATTAGAATTTTCTAAATTATAAATAGGAGTATCAACTGGATTAACACTAACACCATTAATAATTTCATTACTACCACCAGTTGATCTAGACATTAATTCAAGAGTTTGTTGATTACTTACATTTCCTATACCTGCTATAATACCCATAGCACCGGC